CAATGAATTAAAAGAAAAAGACGACGAATTTAAGGCTTCTATGGCCCGTGCGTTCAATCTCCCAGATGGTAAAAAGTTCAAGTCAAACGTCCTGGAATACCGCAAGGACTACACCGGGCTCCACCCAACCCAGAAGCCAGTTGCGCTAATGGAAGATTTGATTCGCACCTACACCCACGAAGGCGAAACGGTGCTTGATTTCACAATGGGCAGCGGGACAACCGGCGTGGCGGCAAAGAACCTTGGCCGAAAGTTCATAGGCATCGAGCTAGACGAAGAATATTTTAAGATAGCTGCGAGGCGCATCCATGAAGCGTGAAGTCAAATCACCAAAAGGCGCAACGATCAAGGCACCCGAGCCGCCACGCTCTGAGATCAGACAGTTCGGTAATGCCATAGAATACATGGTTGATCAGATGGCGCAACGATGGAGGACGCAGATATTTAAGGAGCTTAACCAAAGCACAATCAAGAAATTCACGGACGCGTCCCAGGTCGGTAACTTTGCCAAAGTGTTCTTGGCTATGTCGGCACGAGTCCGAAGGAAGTTGCTGAAGCAGTTTGACGACCCTCGTATTGAGCAACTGGCCAAGAAATACACCGGCAAAGTCGACAAGCGCAACAAAGCCGAGTTCTACCGACGTGCATCGGAGAAGATTGGAATCAGTCGCGAAGAGCTTGAGGCCACCGAGGGCCTAACATCTCAGATCAACGCCTACCAGCTCGAAACGATGCAATGGGTCAAGAAGATGCGCGACGACACCTTGCAACAGTGGACGAGCAACACGTTAAGACAAATGGCCGAGGGCAAAGGACTGCCGGAGATTTTGAAGCAGTTTGACGGCATGGTCGAGCAGCGTAAGGGTCACGCGAAGATGGTAGCGCGGACACAGATCAGCACGTTTAACAGTTTGACGAGCAAGATCAGGGCGCAGAATCTTGGAATCAAGAAGGCGATTTGGGTTAGCTCGCGAGACGAGAGAGTGCGAGATAGTCACCAGGCTAGAGACGGAAAAGAGTTCGACCTTAATGAAGGGCTATATTCAGCCTCTGACGGCAAGACCCTGCTCCCCGGAACAGATTATCGGTGTAGATGTACAGCGATAATGGTCATTCCCGAAATGGAGGACTAAACTGTAAATGATTTGACATTGACTCGACAAGGTTACATAATAACTAAAATGTGCATAGGTGGGTAACATGCCAGCAAAGCTTCATAGACAATTTGCCGACACAACAACATACTCAGACACCGAGCGCACAGCGGTTTCAATCCGTGATGGCGTCCTTGAATATTTAGGCGCTGAAATCGGCCTCGAACCGCTGGACAAGATTTACACCGTATATCGCTCCCCCGCAACAATCGCCAACGCAGCTCACGCCATGATGGGTATCCCTCTGACCGGCGAGCATGTCAGTCTTGACGGCCCTGCTCCGAGCGACGGCGGGCGAGTTGAGTCGTCTACCGTCATCGATCAAATTGATGAGCCTACAAATTCACGCCTTGCTGTAAAGAACAAACTGGCAGTGAGTGACTCACTACAGATAACACTTAAAGACAAACGGCAACTATCATTAGGATACGAAGCCGACCTTGTTCCTCACTCTCGATGGGATTACGAACAAGTAAATATTGTCCCGCACCACCTCGCGGCTGTATCAGACGGACGATGTGGCCCGTTATGCAGTTTTTTAGATTACAAACCAAAAGGGAAAAACATGCCAAAAAAAGAAAATGCGTTCTTTGACGCTGAAGGACAAGTCAGCCTGGAACAAGTCGTGGAGATCGCCACGGCGCTTCCCGAGGCCATTAAAAAAGTACCCGTTGATCAGCTGAAGAAAATTATGCCGTCGCTGCAACAAATCATGATGTATGCAAAAGAGCAGGGAGCCGTTGAAGAAGCTCCAGCTGAAGGCATGGAAGATGAAGAGCTGACCGACGAAGAGGCAGCCGCCAAAAAAGAAGCCGAGGGCAAGGAAGGCGCTAAGCCGAAAGAAAACTTTGCCGATTCCAAAGCATTCAAGGACGCGGTAGAAGCCAAGTCCAAGAAGTTTGCAGACTCCGAGGTTAAGCGTTACGCGCAAGTCGTCAACAAGGCTCGCAACTTTCTTGATGTTGATTACGATTTCAGCGACAAGAGCGCAAACAGGGTCATGGCTGATTCACTGGCAACTCAGAGCACCGACAAATTCGAAGATTCCGAATTGCCGGTAGCGTTCAAGCTGTTGCGTAAACCAAACACCGATTATTCACAATTTGGCGACACCAAGCCCGATACGGGTCTTGAATCTCGCATCAATGCCTACTTAGGGGAGAAATAAACCATGGCCTTTAAAGACACCACACTACAAGACAACCCGGATCTGGGCGCAGGCGAGGTCATTACGGCCAGCCCTTACAACGTATCGGCTTTCGAGCTTTTCGAGAACGGACTGATTGAGGGACGCTTCTGCAAATACGACACAGGAAGCATCGACAACATGGACGGCTCAGACACTCCGGTTGTCGCAGGCATTGCACGCCGCAAGATTACCGGCGAAATTGGCACCGGCATTTACAGCACTGCCGGCCAAGAGATTGACCAAGTGGCTGAGGTTATCAACTTTGGTTTTGCAACTGTCACAGTGACAGACGCCGCTGATCCGGCCAAGTACGACGCTGTAAACGTTATCAACGACGGCACCGCAGACGCTGGCAAGGCAACCGATGCCGCCGTGGCTGACGGAATCATTTCCGCTGGCGACGTAGTATTTTGGGAACAAAAAGCGGCTGGCGTTTGGCTCGTTCGCATCAACAAATACCTGTAAAGGAGAAACGGAAAAATGAAACATAATATTAAGCGAGTAAAATCCCTTTACGTTGTGCAGTCTTTCGATGCTGCAGCGAACTACGCCAAGAAGAACTTTAAGGACGCGGGTGGCATCATCCTTGCGCGGAACTTGGAGCATGTAAGCGCCGAGATATTCACGCAGGAGTTCGCCGGCATGACGTTCTTGCAGCAAGGAATCGAGGTCAACAACGAGGGCGGCTATGCAACCAGTATTCGCAAGCTCAAACTGCGCACAGAAGGCGGATTCCGCGAATCCGGCAGCAACACCAATACCACCGGCAAGATTACTTTGTCTGGCGAAGACGACAGCATCCCAGTTTTCACAATGGAAGGGGAATCTGATTGGTCAGAGATCGAGCTGAAGCAGGCCGAGCTTGAGAACATCAACCTTCCCAGCCGTTTTTTTGAAGGTCATGCGGAGCTGTACAATCGCAAGATTGACGACATCGGCTTTCTCGGCCAAGTCCGCATTGACGGCAGCCAAAAAACCACCGGCCTTTTGAATTACGGCTTCGCCAGCAACAGCGCCGTAAAGACCGCCGCTGCATCAACCGGGCAAGAACTTTATGAGGAGATTGCAGAGTTGATTACCGCGCAGTGGGCTGGCGTTCTGAATGTAGACACCTACAAAGCAGACCGTGTGGTCATGCCCGCGAGCGTGTACAATACCTGTTCAGTCAAAATCCTGAATAGCGCAGGTTCTGAAATGTCCGTGCTTAGGGCACTTCAAAGCAACTTCCCGACGGTCACTTTCGGCCTGACGACAAAAGCTGAAGACGTGGGCGGTGATTCGGTCACGGTAGCATTCAGTTCAAACCGCCGAGCGCTTCAATTCCGCCTTCCGGTTCCATTGAATGTTTCCAGTGTTGATCAGCGCGGCTTTAAGTATTATGTCGAGTCTTATTTTGGAGTTGCTGGTCTGGACGTTATTGAAGACGACGCAGCTCAGATCTTGACAGGTCTGTAAGGAGGTCAACCAATGGAAGAATATAATTTTCCAGATGAAGTTGAACCGAAGAAGGCTGTACTGAAGAAGCCAAAGAAAGCGGACAAAGTTATCCGGAATATTTCCAAGGTACGCTTCAAAGTGTATGGCCGAATCGTTCATCCTATGGGCGAGTACACCCCGACTGCTGCCGACCTAAAAGACGAAAAAGGCGGCAAGCGGATCGAGAACGCAATTAAAAAAGGGTATCTGGAGCGAGGCTAACCAATGGCAGTTTCAACAGATTTCAAAACCCGCTTCCCAGAGTTCGAAGCGGCAACTGTCGATCAGTATATCCCGATTCTGGAACCTGTCTGGCCGTGCTATTGGGGCGGTGATTATACTGCCCCTTGCGGTCAGGAGATCGTTCTGAATCTGCTAGCTCACTTGATAACGGTAGAAATTTCAGCGGGTAGCGAGAACGTCAAAACAGCGCAGTCAAAATCAGT